GATCGTGATGGTGACGATGCCGCAGAACTCGGCGACGATGGCGGATGCTTATCAGACGTTCTATGCGATGATCGGCGAGGGTAAGGTGCGGCATTCGGGCCGCGACGAAACGCTGACGGCGCACGCTCTGGGAGCTGCGGCGCAGATGACAGACAGGGGGTGGAGGGTGTCGAAGATGAGGCAGCGCCAGCGGATCGACGCGCTGGTGGCGTCGGTGATGGCCGTGTATGGTGCGGCGGTGCAGTCCGAGTCGGCTGTGATGCCAGGATTCTTCGCCGCATGAATCGGGCGGGTATCATACTCCTAATGGAAGTTGCGGGCGTGGTGTTCGTCTCGCTCGGCGCGGGCATGATTTTCGCGCCGGCGGGCATCATCACGGCCGGAGTGTTCCTGCTCCTGTTCGCGTTCGCTATCGAGAGGTCGAGTGCTTAGCCGCATCTTCAATCCAAGCGTCGACCTCGAGGATCGCGCGATCAGTTTCCAGACGATCTTCGGATCTGGCGGGGACCTGATGATGACGACGAACGCTGGCGTCACGATGAGCCAGGACGAGTCGCTGAAGCTCGGCACCGTCTACGCTTGTGTGCGGCTGATCGCCGATTCGATCTCGACGCTGCCGGTCGATACGTTCGTCCGGCGTGACGGGACGCGGACGCCGTTCCGGCCGAGGCCGGAATGGCTCGACTCGCCCGAGGTTGGCGTGTCGAGGACGGAGCATTTCCAGCAGGTGCTCGTGTCTCTCCTGATCAACGGGAATGCGTTCATCAGGATTCTCCGCGACGATCAGGGCATCGCCGGCCTCGCCGTGCTGAACCCTCGGAGCGTCGAGGTGCGCCTCGACCGGGTGACGCGCCGGCCCGAGTTCGTCTATGACAATCGCGTCGTCATTCCGAACGAGGACATGTTGCACATCACGGAGCTGCGCCTGCCGGGCGAGCTGCGGGGCCGCTCGAGGATCGAACTGGTCCGGGATACGCTCGGGCTGGCGAAGGCGCTTGATACGTTCGCGCAGCTGTTCTTCGGGCAGGGGTCGACCGTCGGCGGGATCATCGAGTATCCGGGCGCGTTGACGCGTGAGCAGGCGAAGGACCTCGCCGACTCGTTCGAGCTTCAGCACAAGAGCGTCCGACGGTCGCACCGGCCTGGCGTGCTGTTCGGTGGTGCGAAGTTCACGAAGACGAGCGTGGAGCCGAATGAGGCGCAGATGCTCGAATCGCGCGAGTTCGCGGTGGAGGAGATCGCGCGGACGTTCCGGTGTCCGCCGGCGATGATCGGTGTTATCAAGCCTGGAGCCTCTTCATATAATTCACTCGAGCAGAACGGCATCCAATTCGTGCAGCATACGCTCAGACCTTATATTGTGAAGATCGAAGACGCTTATTCGACGCTGCTGCCTGGCGTCGCGTTCCTGAAGTTCAATGTCGACGCGCTTCAGCGTGGCGACCAGGAGAGCCGGTATGCGGCGCACGCGTCGGCGCTTGTGAATGGGTGGGCGTCGATCAACGATATCCGCAGGATCGAGGACATGCCGCCCGTGAATGGCGGCGACGTGTACCGCGTGCCGCTCGCGAATGTCGACCTCGACGCGGCGAACCTGACAGAATTGGAGAAGAAGAGCGGCATCGTGCAGCGCCTCGTCTTCTCCGGGTTTGATCCGGCGGCGATTCTGGCGGCGCTCGAGTTGCCGCCGATTCCGCATACGGGTCTTCCGTCGACGCAGCTGCAGCCGATCAGTCAGATCGACCCTGAGGATCCGAAAGCGGCCTATCCGGTCGATGGGGAGGCGTAGTCGTGGCGATCACTCAGGAGGTCTATACGCTGGGCACGGCGTCGGAGCAGATTCTCGCGCCGAGTGCTGACGCGCAGCGCGTGACGATCAGCAATCTCCAGCCCGATCCGATTGATGGTGGTTACTCGCGCGGTGGGTACGCGTTTGAGATGAGTCGGGTCTTCACGATCGCGTCGGCTGGGACGGCTCAGTTCTCTATGGCGACGCCGAGCGGTGGCGCCCAGTTCGTCTCGTATCAGATCATCTCGACGAATGCTCAGGTCACGGCAACGCTGATCGAGGGCGCCACGGTCGCGTCGGCTGGTACGCCGATCCCATCGTATAACCTGAATCGTCAGTCATCGTCCACTGCCGTTTCGGTGCTCGATACGGCGACGAGTGTGTCGGGCGGCACGGTCATCGCGACTGAGCTGATCACGTCGGCGCATAAGGTTTCGGCGTCGGCAACGTCGGAGAAGGTCTACACGCTGAAGCCTTCGGAGACGTACGCGATGCGCTTCGTGAATGAGGGGAATCAGACGACGACAATCTATTTCGATCTTGTCTTCGTGGAGCAGTTCAACGGCCAGCACGACGTTTGGCTCGGACTGAAGGACGAGTCGTATCGTCTGCGCGGCGGCGAGGAGGTCCAACTGTTCATGGAGGCTGGCGAGTCGATCTATGCGCTCGGGGGCGGCACTCCTGTCCGGGTGGCCGTGATCAGGCAGGACTAGCCGGTGCCGTACTTCATCACGGATTCGGCGCAGGGTTGCGCGGGGTGGGCGACGATCAAGGATGACGGCGAGGTGATCGGCTGTCACGAGTCGAAGCAGGCCGCGATCGATCAGATGGTCGCCGTGTCGATCGCTGAGGGTATGGAGCCTGGCGGTGAGCGGAACCTTGACGGGCCGCCCGCCATCATCGTGGATATCGACGGGACGCTAATCACGTTCGAGGGCGATCCTATCCAGAATGTCGTCCGGTTTGTAGACGAGTACGAGGGCGAGGTCATCATCGTCACGGCGCGCGTGGAGGATGATCGCGAGATGACGATCGCCGAGCTCGAGGCGGCCGACGTCGACTGGGACCAGTTGTTCATGAAGCCGAACGCGGACGCGGATTCGGTGATGTTCAAGTCGGAGACGCTGAAGGATCTCCTCGATATCTATAACATCGAACTGGCGATTGAGAATGACGAGGACGTGCGCGCCGAGTATGCGCGGATTGGGATCACGGTTCTCACTCCTGACGCGGTGGACCCTGCCGAGTTGCCGGAGATGGTCGAGCGACAGGTCGACTTGACGCTGCCGCAGTTCATTCGCGACGCGGCTGTGCGCGGTCTCGAGTTGCGCGCCGAAGGGTATGGCGGTGATGGGCTGGTCGAGCGGACGATTCGCGAAGCGCGGCTGATGGCGCGCGGCGAGGTTTCGGAGGATAAGGTCGTCCGTGTTTCCGCCTGGGCAGCACGCCATATGGTCGATCTTGACGCGCCGCAGAACTCTGACCCTGAGGCTGATGGTTGGCCTGGCGCTGGCGCCGTCGCGTTCTACCTCTGGGGTATCGACCCGTTGGATCCGATGCCGGCGATCGCGTGGTTCGAGCGGAAGCGCGACGAGATTCGCGAGGAGGAGGAGACGGAGGATCGGCGCTGGTATGGAGCGCTTCAGGTTCGCGAGCGGCCCGGTGCTACTCTGTTTCGTATGGAGAACGGAGTCGAGACGCGCCGCGTCAACGTGAACGAGTTCGAGATCCGCGACGCGACGGAGGGCGACGGCTCGACGTTCGTCGGGTATGGCGCGGTGTTCAACTCGCCGAGTCAGCCGCTTCCGTTCATTGAGCGGATCGCTCCTGGCGCTTTCTCGCGGTCGCTGCGCTCGCGGAACGAGATCAAGCTGTTCGTCAATCACGACACGAGCCGCGTGCTCGCGTCGAAGCGCGCCGGCACGCTCCGGCTCGCCGAGGATTCGCACGGCCTCCGCGTCGAGGCGGATCTTCCCGACACGACGGACGGGCGCGACATGGCGGTCCTGCTGAAGCGCGGCGACGTCGACTCCATGTCGTTCGGGTTCTCGGTGCCGAAGGGCGGCGACTCGTGGAGTGATGATGGCCAGGAGCGCGAGCTCCGCGAGGTGCGTCTCCACGAGGTGTCGATCGTGACGGGCTTCCCCGCGTATGAGGCGACGAGCGCGAGCGTGCGCAGTCTCGACGGCCTCGTCGACGCGACGGGGCTGGAGGCTGAGAAGCTGAACGCGGCCCTGTCGGCGCTCGAAGCTGGCGAGACGCTCGACGAGGAACTCGCCGGCGTGCTCGACGCGGCGGTGACGAAGCTGCGCGCGTCGCGTGATGACGCGGCGGCTGCGCTCGCGATGAAGCAGAAGCAGCTCGACGTGCTGCTCGCGCGCGTCTAGATTCGCCTGTTTCTCGGGTTATCCTATTACTGCCTGGTCGCGGAGCCGCGTCGGGTGTTCGCCTTGCGGAGCCGCAGGCGTGTCCAGTCAATCTCGATTCCTTGAAAGGGGATCATGGTGTCCGATTACATCAAGCGCCAGCACGATCTCCGTCAGGCGGCGTGGCACGAGGCGAAGCATCTCCTCGACGCGGCCGCTGCGGAGAACCGCGACCTGAGCGCGGAGGAGCAGGAGACGTACGATCGCATCTCGGGCGAGCTCGACTCGCGCGCGGCGATCATCGAGCAGCTGAAGGCCGACGAGGAGCGCGCGGCGCGCCTCGACGCGGTGGCTGCTGAGGTCCGCACGGACGAGGCTCCGGCGGGCGACGACGGCGACGCCGAGGCGATCCGCGCATTGGCGCGTGGCGACATCCGCTCGTACAACTTCGAGAAGCGCGATGTCCTGACCAGCTCGACCGGGGCGCCCACTCCGACCGACTTCTACTCGGAAGTCATCATGCGGGCGCGCCTCGTCGGCCCCATGCTGGACGTGTCGACCGTGCTGAACACGGCCGGCGGCAACGTCCTCGAGGTGCCGCGCCTCAACGCGTACTCGTCCTCGTCGACGGTCACGCCGCAGGGCGAGTCCTTCACCGAGCAGGATCCGACCTTCAGCCAGTTCGTCGAGCTGAAGGCGTACAAGTACGGCTTCCTGATCCAGGTGTCGCGCGAGATGATCGAGGACTCCGGCGTGGATCTCCTCGGCTTCCTCGCTGAGCAGGTCGGCAACGGTCTGGGCTACAACGTCCAGAACGCGCTTACCAACGGCACCGGCACCGTCCAGCCGCAGGGCATCGTGGGCGCGGCCGGCTCCGGCATCACCGGCGGCACCGGCGTGACGGGTGCATTCACCGCCGACAACCTGATCGACCTCTACTACAGCCTGGACGGCGCGGCGCGCCTGCTCCCGGGTGTGGGGTGGATGATGAACGGCGCGTCGATCGGCGCGGTCCGCAAGCTGAAGGACACGGCTGGGCAGTACATCTTCCAGCCGACCCTCGACGGCAACTCGCGCGACCTCCTGCTCGGCAAGCCGGTCTTCGAGAATCCGCACATGACGTCGCCGGGCACGGCCGTCAAGTCGGTCCTCGTCGGCCACCTCCCCTCGTACTTCGTCCGCACGGTCGGCGGCATCCGCCTCGACCGCTCCGACGAGTACGCGTTCAACGCGGACCTGATCACGTTCCGCGCGTCGATGCGCGTCGACGGCGCCCTGCCGCAGACGTCGCACATCAAGTACTTCATCGGCGGCACGGCGTAGCCTAGCCGACGAGCGCGGTACCATTGGGCCGTCCATCCTTCGGGGTGGGCGGCCCTTTGGCTTTCTGGGAGGCATCGTGTCGAATCGGCAGGCGCGCCGCGTGGCGGCGAAGCGGAAGACCGTAGCGCAGGGCGTGACGCCGCAGCGCGTCTTGTGGGCGTCGAACTCTCCGCTGACGGCTACAGGATATGGCGTTCAGACTGCTCAGGTCGTGGAGCGGTTGCAGGCTGATGGGCACGAGGTGGCGGTGGCGTGCAACTTCGGCTTGCAGGGTTCGGAGGCCGAGTGGAATGGCGTCAAGCTGTACCCGACGGGTGTGACGGCATACTCGGACGATATCCTGATGGCGCATTCGCAGCATTGGGCGAGCGGGTCCGAGTTGCCGAGCGCGGTGGTGACGCTGTTTGATGTGTGGGCGTTGAAAAATCCGAGCATCGATCGGATTCCGAAGATAGCGGCGTGGGTGCCGATCGATCACAAGCCGGCGCCGCCCGAGGTGGCTGAGTGGCTTCGAAAGCCGAATGTCCTGCCGATCGCGATGAGCCGATTCGGCGAAGAGATGATGCGACACGACGGTATCGAGTGCCTGTACGCGCCGCACGCGTTCGATGGTCGCGTCTTCAAACCGACGCCGGATTTCCTCGACGCGAAGGGCCAGCGGATTCGCGGGCGCGACATCATGCAAGTCGAGGACGGGTCGGCGTTCGTGGTGATGATGAACTCGGCGAATAAGGGGCGGACGCCGCCGCGGAAGTCGTGGGGCGAGAATCTCCTCGCGTTCGGTATGTTCGCGCACGACAAGCCTGACGCGATCCTCTACTTGCACACGGACGAGTCGTCGGCGCTCGGCGGTGTTGATCTTCGGCCGCTGTTGCGCGCGTGCGGGATCCGCGACGATCAGGTTCGGTTCGTCAATCAGTACCTGTATCGGATGAACATGCCGCAGACGGCGCTTGCAG